CTGCTCAATTTTACCGCCCTGCACAATGTCCCGAGAACCGCCCTTTAGCGAGAACATTATCGCCTTTTCATTGCAATCTTTTGTGATTGCAATATATGGTACTTGTGGCGTATTGCTCTTTTGAGATACCTTTTGAGCTTTGGTTGCAACTATCATTTTAATCATAATCATTTTCCTTTTTTCTGATATTTTACCTTGCGCGGATATTATACAGAATAACCGCTGTTTTTTTATGCCCTATTCACTTTTCAAAGTATCAAGTTAGTGTTTTGTTTTTCAGTCTTTTTTGCTTTCCGCAAGGGATTGACTGCCCAACCATAAATATCAATATAACATTATATCGGTATAATGTAAAGACAAAAACACGCAAAATATAAAAAAAGATAATGTTTTTTTGTATGATACAAAACAGCGTATAGCATAATAGTTATATAATATAATCGGTAGTTATATGTTTATATAACATTATAAACATTGTGTATATGTTTACTATATATGTATATAAGATAAACATAGTATATATATCTTTTTTTATTGTATATAAACAATGATTATAGACCTATAATGATTATATACTTATAAGATAAAGAATAAATATTTATCGGAAATATTTTTAATCGTTGCCAATCGGGAATATAGAGAATCGGGGACGCGGCGGGACACGCCCTCTCCAACCATCAGCAAAAATTTTTGAATTTGGTGTCTCTCGAAAAAAAAATATATATTTTTTTAAATTGTCTTGGTGCCTCCTCGATTATTGGTTATAATATCAAATATAAAAAAAACTGAAAGGAAAATAAAATGATAACAAACCTTAAACAGCTCGCCCTACGCATTAATAAAAGCCTATACCGCTCGGAAGTGATGCGTTCCATGTTAAATGATGGGAATAGGTCCATTGATAGCGAGTGCGGCTACCCCGATTCCATAGCAGTGGAAGATTATAGTAAAATGATTGCGCGAAATGGCCTAGCGGCTAGGGCTAATAATATCCTACCCTCTGAAGCCTGGTCCGTAACTCCTATTATTAAAGAGAATAAAGAGGCCGATAGTACCGATTTTGAAAAAAAGTGGGATGAGTTAGTAAGGGAGAAAGAGATTTATAATTATTTATATCGGGCGGATGTCCTAAGTGGGATAGGGTCCTATGGGGTGTTGTTGATTGGGGCTAATGATGGAAAAAAATTGGACCAACCTCTCACTTCAGCCACAGAGTTGTTGTACCTGAAGCCGTTTTCACAACTATCGGTGGATATAGCGGATACTGAAAAAGACACCTCCTCACCGCGTTTTGCCAAACCTACTTTCTATAATATATCGGTAAATGGGACTGCCGAGGACCCTAACCCTACCGATGGTACTAGTATAAAGGTGCATTGGTCGCGGATTGTGCATATGGCGGATAATAGGCATTCGTCTGATATATTTGGAGTGCCGAGACTACAAACGGTGTATAATTATTTGTTAGATGTCAAGAAAATATTAGGGGGGAGTGGGGAAATGTTTTGGAAGGGCGGGTTTCCTGGGTACTCCTTTGAGGTTAATAATGATGCGGATGGAGCTGATTTAGACCCTGAAAGCATCAAAGAGGAGATGGAGCTTTATTCAAATGGTCTTCAGCGGTATTTAGCTATTTCTGGTGTCTCTGCTAAGTCATTGGCACCACAAGTAGCAGACCCCGAGAATCACATCACCGCCAATGTTAAAGCCATTGCAATGGCTATGGGTATCCCCTATCGTATCTTTTTAGGGACGGAGGAAGCTAAATTGGCCTCCAGCCAAGATAAATCTACTTGGAACACCCGTATCAGAAAACGCCAGGAGGGTTACCTCTCACCTCTGGTTCTTCGACCCTTCATTAGACTCTTAATTGAGGTTGGTATCCTGCCGGAAGTAAAGTTCTTTACTATTGAGTGGCCGGACTTAAATAGTCCTACCGACGAGGATAAGGCTCAGATAGCCAAGTTGAGAACAGAAGCATTGGGAGATTATGTACAGCGGGATGTTTCTATGATTCTTTCACCTAAACAATTCTTACATCAAATTATGGACATGGACATCGAACTGGTTGATAGCATTTTGGCGGAATCCGAAGATGCCCAGGCTCACATAGAAATACCTATGACGGAATCAGAGACTAAACAACTGGAGATGCAAGAGAAGGCAGCCACTCAAAAAGCCCAGGTGATGCAGAAAAAAGAGAAAGCCCCTCCAGGGGGTTCAGCGGCAACAAGACGAAGCGAAGTAAAGGACCCTAAATAATGTTGAGAACGGAAGTTCAAAAGGATATAGCTTTTAAGGAAATGAAATGGGAAAATGGTGTGGGATTTTATCACCATCCAACCCCCTTTCAGTATAATAAGGCTTATTTCAACAAGTATTTGGAATATGACAACACTCCAGTAGGTAGGGCCATCACCAAATTTAGAATAGGGGTGGTTAATAAATTGGTGTCCTATAGGAGAAACACTTCTTTCCTTTTGGATATAGGGAGCGGTACAGGCCATTTCATTAAAACTTTGGAAAAGAAAACAATTATTAAACCAGAAGGGACAGACATCGCGCCGGACGCTTTATATTGGTTACACCAAAACAGCTTCATGGCCTCTAGAGACCGCTACACTATACTCACTTTTTGGGATTCTCTCCAACATCTTAAAGAACCCGATAGGATTCTATCTGAATATAATTCCAAACATGTAGCGGTCTCCATTCCTATCTATGAGGGTAAAGAGGGCCTTAGAAACCACACCAAATTCAAACCCGACCAATATAGATGGTATTTTACAAGGAAGGGATTTATTGAATGGATGAAAGCCCTAAGATATGAGTTGGTGGATGCTTACCAAGATGAAGACCAAAAATACGACCATACTGCAGTACAAACTTTTTCTTTTGCTAGGGCGGAATAATGAATACAGTTTTTAAGGAAGAAATGGTTTTCAAAATCTATGAATTGGCCAAGAATGGGGTAGGTAATGAGGACATTGCTGGTACTATAGGGGTGGACCGCCACACCTTTAATAACTGGTGTTCCAAAAAGAAAATTGTACGGCAAGCAGTAAAACGTGGGAGAGCTATATTCAAAAGTGGTAAAAAAGGCGGTACAAGGACCTTCACGGAATATGTTCATGGGAAACTCCCTTCTCATCTTAATAAAATATGGAATCGCTTGAATCAACAGGATATGGCGGTCACTGGGGTTGAGAAGATGGAAGCTCTGTTATCTAATGAAGGTAGGACCGCTAGACAATCTTTATTTATTCATGCTCTAATATCTTCTAATTTCAGGGTCTCCACTGCTTTGGCTAGGTCTGGTGTCTCTTATAATATGTTGGAACGCTGGAAAGAGGAAGACCCTGATTTTCCAAAGCTAGTTGATTTCTTAAACACCCTGAGAGGTAACTTTTTTGAAGATGCTTTATGCGATGCTGTTGCGGACGGAGATACCGCGGCTACTATCTTTGCAAATAGAACCTTTAATAGGGAAAGAGGGTACAACGATAAATTAATAGATATCAAGAAAACAGTACATCAGCTTAATGAGCATGTTGTAAAGATAGCTGATTTAGGTCTTTCTATTGATGAGAAAAGGGCTCTCCTTGCCGAGGTTCGCAAAACCAAACAATTGGGGGGTCAAGTTAGCAACTTAGAACCGCATACAATTCCAAAGGAGGTGGCGGATGCCAGCTAATGTAATGAGAATGGACCCTACCCGTACTACTACCATTCGTAGAAAGATTGAGGTAGATTTTCAAAGAAGATATAAAGACTTAGCTAGGGCTTTTAAGACTTATCTTCTGACAGACTTTATTCAAATGAAGCTGGCTTTACTCCCCTCCGAACAAATTTTACTTAGAACCAACGAATGGATGGATTCTAAATTCAATGAAGTTTTTGATTACGAAAATGGGGATTTATCGGATTTTATTATGGAATCCTATATAAAAGGAGCTAATAGGTCCTATTCCTTGATGAAGAATCCTACAACCTTTCCTTCTAAGGCTATAGCACTAGGAGCGGCAGCGGAGTTCATTAGGAGAATTACAACTGCTCCGGAATCTAGGTCAAATCTTGGTTTAATTCGAATAAATGCGGTTTCCCAATACAAAATGCTTAATATGCAGTTAAATCAGTCCATCAGTAGAATAGTAGCAGAAGGCCTTCTTTCCGGAGCTACCACGACGGAGATGGCCTCGAAAATTAGCGAAACTATAAATAGCATTAACAAAACCCGTGCAAGGCTGATAGCCCGCACGGAAACAATAAGGGCTCACGCCGAAGGTCAATTGGATGCTTATGAGGCGTTGGGTTTGCAAAATGTAGGGGTGATGGCGGAATGGTCTGCTGCGGCGGATGCCTGCCCAAAGTGTGCGCCAATGGATGGTGCAATTTTTACATTAGCGGAAGCGCACGGATTAATACCGCTTCACCCCAATTGTAGATGCTTATGGTTACCCGTTCAAAACCCTAAAAAAATCTAGCGAATTTCTTCTTGTTGTCGGATAATATTATAAGAGGATAATTTACTATTTTTTAAGGAAGTAAGAAATGGAAAACACAAAGGAAATTCAAGGGGTTGAATGGGATTACACCAGTGGCATTAGGGTGCGTAAAACTGAGCCGTGGGTTAAGTTGGTGAGATATGGTAGGAACAATCCTTATTTATTATTTTCCTCCGGAGCTCTACACTTAATTCTAGGAAATGCGCAAGACGGTTCCGTCAAGGTGGGATTGCAAGGAAAGGACCTTTATATTCAACCTTGTTCTCCCGAGGATCAAGGGGCTCGGTATCTTGCCAAATCTTCCAAAACTAGTAAGAAGGGAACTGTAAAGTTTTTGGCTCGATGGTTGGGGGCTAAATTGAAGATGAATGGTGAGGAATATTATCAGGGAGAAGTTATAACCCTTTCCCGAGATATGTTTGTGGCAGAAATGAAAAGTTATTTTAAACAGAAAAAACAAAACTCATAGTTTTTTTCCTTTTTTACGCATCAGCCCGTGAGTGTGCGCAGATAGAAACCGTGGGCCTATAGAAAGAATAAAGAGATAAGATTTCTCCCTTCCTAACAGGGGCAAGGATGCTAAAGTTCTTCCCCTGTTTTTTGAAAATTGAATAATGCGGCGGTGACGAAAGTCAAATAGCGTGATTGCAGGAACAAAATGGCGGATTGAGCACCCGATAGCACGTGTCCGTTTGCGAGTTCGGAAATCCTGCCCGCCGCACCTTTTAGCGGAACAA